GCGCATTAATATGTACGGTGAAAATTTTTTTGCTTCGGATTCATCCAGATCATCCATGTAGTTTCGATCTTTACGATCAAATGCTCGCATTTCATTTGCAATATCTAGTTTACTCATACAGGATGATGGTCTACTTGGTTGTCTTTTCTTGATAATTCGTATATAACTATAACACGATCTATAGCGTCTTGTAAAGCAGGATTGGACTTAGCCATGTTATGTATTTCTCCCCACATCTTGGCATGCTTCAAATCGTCGTATAACTTTTGATTATCAAAATCCCTACCAACTTCAAATCTTTGATCCGGAGGATCCCCGAACTTTCTTGCATAGGTTATACCATCAGCACGTTCATATATATAAGTTTCGTTTGGTTGATAATTGCCCATACTACCACGCTTTATTGTAGTTTACTACTTCGCTTTGTCTACTTATTTCTTTAACAAAGTATGCACATTTTGGGTTTTTACCATTGCTCAAAGGAACTGCCAACATCTGCCCCGGTTTAAGTTTAGGAAAATACCATTTGACATCTTGGTATATATCTATTATTTCGACTGGAAAAAATTCTGGTCTAAAACTGCACAAAGGATTAAAGGTAAACACATTAAATCCACGATCATTAATACTAGTCAAAGGAACAACTTCAAGATCTCCTAAATCAGGTTCTCCTATTAATATTTGCCAATCAACAGGCATCTTAATTTCCTCATCACCAATTTTTAATACTAGAGCAGGACTATTAAAACTTTCTAAAAAAATTAGTGGTATATAAAAGTAATCGGGTTCTTTAGGATCCGAATTGTCAAATACGCAAAATCTCAAATCTTCAATTTCGTCTGGTATTTCATTCATTTCATAAGCTTTGTTATCTAACGTTAGTATTCTCATTTTGTATTTGCCATTTCAGTAAAAACATACTTAATTCTTGATCGCTCTTAAAACTTATTTGTTTATAATTCACTTGTTTACCGCAGCCAGTTTCTCTGCACCATTTAGAAATTTTAATCATTTCTCTACCATTAACTTCTACCCACTTGGTACCATTGCCTCGATCTTCTATTCTGTAGTTCATTCCCAGTCAACCTTTTCAATGGTAAACGGATAGTTAGCTTCGTTGTAAAAAGCTTTTCTTTTTGTTAAGTGTCTTTTTGCGAATTTACAGGTGCTTGTGATGTCCCAAATTTGTACAAAATCTTTATCCTCAGCTTTACGTATGCCCCGGCCAATAGACTGAATAACCCTGACAAAAGATTTACCAGGCTCGAACAAAACCAAATTAAAGATACGTGGAATATTGATACCAACAGCAGCAACACCGTAAGTAGCAATGATGATTTTATTTTTGGCTTCGGCAATATCGTCATAGTGTTCTTTTCTTTCTGTAGCTTTTGTAGATCCGCTTACAAATGCTACATCAGGTCGGTCGTCTAGTAAACTGAATAGTGTGCTAAGTTCTGTTTGCAGTAACTTACCTGTTTCAATTCTGTCTACTAGTATTAGTGTGTTTCCGCTGTTTTTAATTTTGTCAATTAGTCTAGCTATGAATGCTATGCGTTCTGTTGTGGTAACCAAGTATTTAAGTTCGCTTTGATAGTCTTGATATTCTTTATGGTCCACTAACTGCACAATATTAACATGACAATTAGCTAGATGTCCAGCTTCTTGTAGTTCGCTAGCACTTAACTGTCCAACTACTGGTCCGAGCATACAGTTGATACTTACCCTAGCATAATCTTCTTTGGGTATTGTGCCAGTTAATCCCCAGCGTATAGGCACCGTTGCAAACGGTCCGCTTAGTAGTGTTTTTAGTGCATCAGCTTTAGCCATATGCACTTCATCTACAATAACCGCTACTACGCCTTCTAAGAACTCGCCAATAGTTACATCCGCTTCAGCACTCTTAGTATTTTTAAGTAAGTTATTTAGACTTTGCCAAGTACAAATAGTGTGTGTACGCCCAAATTCTTTTCGATCTCCAAAGTATACACCAACATCTAGTTGCATATTAACAAAGTCTGTTTCAGTTTGTGTTACTAAACTTTTGTTAGGAACAATAACGATACTGCGACCATATGCACTAACAGCATCACTAAGAGCGGCTGTAATAACAGTTTTCCCTGCACCAGTGGCTACCTCTTGCACACATTGTGGATTACTAAAGAATCTGTTGATAATCTCAGGTTGATAGTCACGCAACTCCATTGGTTGTCCGACTAAAGGATGACCGCGTGGCCATTTAATATGGTTGTAACTATGTTCGTTAACTTCGTTAAATTGAAAAGTAGTGGTGTAGTTTCTAGTATCTTCTACATCAACATCATAGTTGTGTTGTTCAAGATACTCTAGTACTTCTGGTAGTAAATTTATATATGTGCTTCCTCCTAATTGGAAGAAAGCTACCTTACCATCCCAACGTCCTAGCCTTACACTAGGTTGATACCGGGCACCAGGAATCTCATACTTAAATTTGTCTACTAATTTTTTCCTAGTAGTTAAATCAAGTCCTTCAATTTTAACGTTGACTTCGTCGCGAATTATTAATTTAGCTTGCAATAGTTTTGGCTCCCCGTTCGCTGTTATTATACACTTCTTTTGCTAGATAAACAATCTTCTCGGCATTATGTAACAATAATTGTTTATCACCTCCATATAACATACCGTTAGAACTTATTAGCAAAGGAATTCTTTGGTTCCATAAAGAATTATATTTTGTAAAATAAATTACTATTCTAGATCCAGTTATATCCAAGTCAGGTAACTGTTTATTTTTTGTTTCGTATACATTTTCTTTGCCTAAAATTTCTTGTCCAAGTTTGAGTAAATTGTAACTTAAATTGGGTTCATATATGTATATGGGCCAACGATTAGTAACGTCAGCGTATCTAATAATGTCATTAAAAATAATTTTTTGATCACCTATGTCAAATTTACTATCTCTATTTGTAATTAAATTATAGATCCGTGGACTAGTTTTTTCAATCAATTTTTCTTCAAAAATTTGATCAACTGAGTACCCTAATATACTAGAGTTATCTATTAGTTGAACAATATTAGTATCTAGTAGTCCGCCTATATGTGTGTCTATATAGTCAACTAATTCTTTTGCAGCATTAGTTAGAATTAGTTGTTCATCGTTTTTAGTTAATGTTATTTCATATTTAATTTTCTCACACTCTAGTATACGATCCATAAGATTTTGTATAGCTGGATCAATAATAAAGTTATTTGTCTGTGCAAAACTATAAGCCCAATTAATATTAAATTCAGTAATAGCCAATTGCCAAATACGTAGATCTCTATTCCATACTGCACGACCTTGACTTTCCTTGGCAGTTGTTTTAAATTCTTCAACTAATTTTTGTTGAAAAGGAAATTTAACACACATAAGATCGTCCTTGATATAAATTGAAGCAGTACGATCAATGTGCCTAATGTTTAATCTGAATGTTGGATTCTCTACTGGACTAACATCTATCGACTGTCCGGCCAACTGTTTTTTATATTTTAGAATTATTTTACATGCTAGTTCTGCTTGCTTATCTGTTAGTGCAATGCCAGCTTGTGTGCTTTGACTCATGGAATCTAAAACCTTAACGTCGTATCTGGCTAAAGCAACTATAGGGGGAGTGTTAGAAAACAAACCAAGTAATTTACCACTTACTGGATCTCTATCACCGTTTATAATTTCTAAATAGTCTTCGACGTAAGGAAATTTTTTCATAGTAGTATTATAACACAGTATTTAAAAAAGTCAAAAAAAAGCCCTACCTAAGTAGGGCTAAAAGAACCGAAGTAAAAGGAGCTATCAAAAACTTCGGTTTATTGCTCTGCAATTATGCAGTCTTCATACATGTAGTTTGAGCTAGAGCCGCCCACTTTGTAGGAAAGCTCTTGTACAACTGACCAATCTTAATTGCCATACGCAAACTCATCTCACGCAGTCGATTCTTGTTAGCGTCCATAAACTCAATAATCTCGTCTTGTGCGATTTCGCTAAGATCAAGGTCCGCAAACAGTTCGCCGCTACGAGCAATCTGCTTAATACGCAGGACCTTGTCACGCATAGTGTCTAGTGTAAGGTCCAAGTAGTGGCAGCGTGATTGTAGCGCATCCAAGTGATCACGCAGTTTTTGGCTCTTCATCTTGTCAAACTTAAGGTTAGTAATAAAAATAACCGAACCTTGGAAGTTAAAGCTATCCGGGATGCCTTCGCGGCGCAGAGTACTTGACTCTGACAACCACGAAATCTTACGCTTCTTACCCGAATCCAAAGCACCTTTAAGCAGGTTCAACGAAACGTCATCGAGAAGAATACTGTCGCAGTCGTCAAACACAACCACGCAGTTAGGATCACTGTATTTGTACAGAGTCTGATACAAACCAATTGGCGTAGCAGAACCTTTAACGACTTCGGCACGTAGGCGCTTGCCTGCTATTTGATCAAACAGGGTAGCCTTTTCTACTTCTTGTTCTACACCATAGCTCTTACCAACACCCGGAGGGCCGCTAACAATCATAGCACGAATATCACCACTTACAGCGGCCTTAGTCATTTCGTGTAGGATCTCAAACCGCTCGGCAATCTCAGCCATACGTTCTTCGTCGGTCTTAGACGAGTTATCGTCTTCGAGCAATTCAACTACAGGCATAGCGTCAACATCTGACTCGCTTACAAATTCGTAAGCGGCGACACCGTCAACCTTAACACGGATTTCGTCTGGAAAACCAGGAAACTGGCCACCATTCTTAACGGTCACGTAACCACCTTTGACGCCAGACTTGAATTGATCAACAAGTTGAAATACACGGCCGGATACATCGGTAGTGCGATATGCACCGGCTTTGATACGAATAAATGCATTAGACATACGAGCTCCTTAGTTAGTTGAAATTATATTGTTATTATTCAATTATTATAGCAAAATACATCTTTACTGTCAAGCAGCCTGTTTTAGTTGTTTGATTAGCAACTTTGGTGTTTGGCCTTTAACAACCATCATCCAAGCGGTGTATTCAACAAGGTCCACTTCTACAATCTCAAAGTCAATGCCAAGATTCTTCATCACAGCATTTACAGATTGTAATGTAGCAACAATACCCGCTTCACAAGCCTGCCACAAATCTTCGTCATTGCTATCCAAATTAGCATGCTCTAGGATGCCTTCAATAGCATGCTGGCAACTGTAGGCACCATCTAGTATTAACGATTTGTTAAGTTTTTTTGCTGCTGGACCCGAAACTTCTTGACATACTTCTTCTAGGTCAAAGAATTTAAGTGCTTTCATTTGGTACGCTCCTTATTAGTTACTGTACCACTATTATAGCAAAATGGGCCATTATGGTCAATGGTTGTTAGAATTGCAACACTAGTTGTAATTTTTGCAACAGTTGCTAATCTTTTAACGCATGCCAAAGCTCTGGATCTGCGCCCAAGTATATACGATATAACAACCTGTTACGCCATACGCTAAAGACGTTGATGCGATTCTCAAACCAAATCAGCAGGTCATCTCTAAACCACAGAGGATTTAGTAAAAAGATGCATAGCATAATAAAAACAGGCGGAAACAGGATAGCTAATATGGACCAATGCGTAATAAGCATACGCCACCAACGGCCGCCTTCAGGAGTCATAGTTACGGTTTGTTTTTTCATACTAGATTATAACAAAGAGAATTGTTTAGAACAATGCTTGATTACGCCAATATTCACTGGCTGCTGCCACACCACTGCCTGGTTCGACTCGGATACCGCAATCTAACATGGCCATTTCGGCTCCGGCAATAGCAGCCATTAGGTGTACTTCATTCATGTCACCTAGGTGTCCAATACGAAACAGTTTACCTGCTACTTGGCTCAAGCCTGCACCCAATGATAAGTTGTATCTATTGTAAGCTCTTGCGATTACATCCGCACCATTTATGCCTTCGGGCACCATGATAGCACTTACAGTATCCGAATACCACTCTGGACTTTTTGCACAAAGAGACAGGCCCCATCCTTGTTGTACGGCAGCACGAACACCGCCGGCTAGGTAATGATGACGACGGAAAATGTTTTCAAGACCTTCTTCATCAATCATCTTTAGGGATTCAATCAAACCATATAATAAACTTAATGCTGGTGTGTAGGGATAGTAGCCTGTGCTGTTACTGGTAATCATTGCTTCTAGATCAAAGTAACTTCTTTTCAATTTTGCTGTATGTCTTGATCCTAATGCTTTGGGGCTAGCACAAAGAATACCTAAACCGGCGGGCAACATAAGACCTTTTTGCGACCCGGATACTGCCATGTCAATCTTCCACTCATCAAATTTTAAGTCAATGCTAGCCAGACTTGATACACAGTCTACAAATAGCAATGCAGGGTGATCAACTTCGTCGAGCACACAGCGAACTCCATCTACATCAGAAGTTACACCAGTTGCAGTTTCATTATGGCATACCAATACTGCTTTGATGTTGCGATCCGTATCTGCTGCTAATCTTTCACGGTAGATGTCTAGTGGCACACCAGTTCCCCATTCGCAGTCTACTATATCTATATCTAAACCTAACTTGTTACACATGTCGATCCAGAGATGACTGAACTGGCCGAATCTAGCGGCTAGTACACGGTCTCCAGGTGATAATGTGTTAGTAAGTGCTGCTTCCCAACAGCCGGTTCCAGAACTTGGAAAAACAAAAGGTATTCCGTTAGTGGTTTGGAATACCTTTTTTAATCCCCGAGTGATTTGTTGGGTTATGTGTGGGAAATCAGGCGATCTATGGTCCTCCATTGATACAACCATAGCCCGTAATACACGATCTGGAACATTGGTAGGTCCAGGTACAAATAAAAAATTTCGTCCAGCCATATTGTCTCCTTAAGGACTGGACGATGTCCAGCTTCTAGTATTATATACTTCAGCTAGACTAGTGTCAAATTTTTCTTATTCTTTTAGTAACCTTCTGAGCCTTTACGATAAGCTTCGACTTGTTGTCTACGCATCTCGCGTTGAATACGAGCACGTTGTCCTGAACAAAATGCTCTAGCTGCCGGAGGATTATATTCGCCATCATAATATTGCTCGTCACATGGTGGCATGATAACCTCTGGCTGTGGCACTTGTGCATATACTGGCGGAGCCTGATTTACATACACAGGTGGTGGTACTGGTACAGTCATGTTCCGAGTTGAATATGGTCCAGGTGAATAATATACATTCGGATATCCATTACTTTGAACTTGTGCAGATCTATCTCTGCCTAATTCATTACCAACTATCCCGCCAACTACCATTGCGGCAGTACGACCATTACCGGATCCTAATTGACTGCCAATGCCAACGCCTAGTAGAGTACCAATAGCCTGTCCTAATTCAATAGCTTGTGAATTAACAGAAGTGGTAAGAATCGTAGCAGTTGCTAAAATTGTAAGAGTTTTACGCATTTCGCGCTCCAATGTTAATACTATAGTGTTATTATATAAAAAATACCCAATTAAGGTCAACCATTAAGAAATCTTGTTTATTTGTTAACTTTTCTACTAAATCTCCAAATTGGACCTATTTCCGGATGTCCAAGATCTCCACCTACTGCTATTTGAGCATCTAATGGTGCTCCGTAACTATAATAATTTACGTAATTAGCAATTTTACGATTACTGGTTCTTATTAAGCATAATCCAACATCGTTGGTTACCATGTATATTGGTACTCCACAGTCGTCATATGAGGTAAACAGCATACCATATTTATTGCTTTTTGGATTTGATCTGTTGGTACACCATTTTGACTATAGCCTTCTGTGACCATGTCTAAGTAACCACGTCCGGGTTCCTGTAAATATGACTGATCGTTCATCTGGTAAGTAACTGCATAAACAAAACTGGTTCCGGTATTTACTCGGACTCTAAATCGCGAGTAATAGTAAGGAAAACCTTCTAGCATATCTAAAGATCTTAGATCTGTTTTTTGAATGTCCCATAGTACACCGTGGCAAATACTATTCGGCGATTTTACAATATCTGCATGAGTTCTAAAAACTAATTTATAATCATCGAGCCAAGCAGGACCAATACACTCGGCTGTCGGGCAGCGTCTGGCCATTTCATTCAAATTGGTATTCATTCCATAGGCAAAATATTTCATAGAGCTATTATATAATAGATTAGAAATAATTGCAAGAGGTCCGCGGAAAGTAGCATTCTGAATATTGCAATGGTTTGATTTTATGAATTTCTAGCATAGTTTCAACGCCTAACCCAACGGCAATACTATAGGCTAAACTTTGATTACCTAAAAATAAATCTGCGCCGGCGATTATGTCAGCTAGTTCCTTAAAGTCTTGTACAGGGTAATATGGTATCTTACATTCTGCCCAATTTACAAAATTTTTGTGTTCTTCTGGTGTTCCTACAAAGATTGCTGAATTAGCAAGATCGGCATCTATACACATCTTACGCCAAATAGATTCGCTATTATGATCTAAATATCTTGAGGTTCTATTAACAATTATTGGCGCTATAGTTTTTTTATCGGCTTCTAACCAAACATCATTATACATCGAATCATCCCATGGTATATTAAAAGCTTTATGGTATGCTTCGATTATGTTTCCTTCAAATTGCCTGTATAAAAAACTACGAAAATTATCTAAATCAATATCAGGAGCGGTATCGTCAGGAAACCATTTCTGAACTTTATTAATATATGGTTGTCTATCTATTAATGGTGCTAGTAATTCATAATCTTGTTCTGTATACCTACCACGGTGTTCAGGTGCAACATCTGCAGGACGACCAGTATATTGTAGGATACATCTTTCAATATTACCTATAGCAATATTAAAAGTTCCCCCACCTAACTTGCGAACAATGTCTAAACTATATATCGTATCACCAGCTGTCCCGCTATGTTTAAAAGTGGTCATAGTAATCCTAAAATATTTTGAGCAATTTTATTAGCATCAAAGTTATCTTTACACCTAAAATCTCCATGCTTGCAAATTACTTCTCTAACAGGTCTTTGTTGATTATCATTGCAACCAACGCAATCAACATTAGATAATATAGGCATAACGATCCTATTTTGCGGAATTATTCTATCGGGCAATAAATGTGTATGCAGTGAAATAATATTGGTTGTTGCACAAGCGGCAATATGATAGGGTGCAGAATCTATACCAACAAAACATTTAGCGCCGTCTAATAGTAATTTCTGTTGTTGAACATTCATTCTTCTTCGTGCATCTACAAACAAAGGGTGGTCGACAAATCCATCATTATTAGACCCTACACATACAATTTTAAAGTCAGTGCGTTCTGTAAATAATTTTTCAAAAACAGTATACCAAGTATCCCAAGACATATTCTTTAAAGGCCAGTACCATTGTCTAATATGAATTACAATATACTTTTCTAAATTATTTTTATTAATAAAAGCATTAGCAATATTAGTATCTATTTGATTTGGAAAGAGCTCTGGATTTTTATTAGCCACTGCTGATGTACCAAAAGCACGATAGAAATAACTGTCCACATAATGATTAAGTGGATTGTTTTCGTAGGCATCATCCAAATTAATATATAAATCATAGTTTTTTATATCAGGCATACTGTCAGTATGATAAACATTCCTTATGTAGGGATTGTTTGAATATACTTCTTGAAATTCTGTAGCAAAGTCAATATTGCATTGATAACGATATTTGAGTTCGCGTACAACACCGGTGCTCATAATTACATCACCAAGTGCTGCACGCCTACGCACTAAAATTTGTTGTGGTCGTTCAATATTCAATTTCTACCTCAGGAAAATAACGCATAAATCTGTCGTCTGGATTATAACGTCGTTCGAGTATTTTATTTTTTATTTCTTTGTAAACATTCCATGCAAGAGGAATAAACAAAACTTTATCTTTATCATTGAGTTGTTGCAAATGTTCAGAACTAACTATAGGAATATTTTGTCCTGGACTAAACGTCCCTTGTTTTAATGGGTTATCGTCTATAATATAGTCCATTTTTATATTTGTAGCATAATTTAATAATGTCATACCTTTGGCAGCGGCACCATAACCTATAACTTTAAATCCATTCTTTCTATATTCGTTACACACTTGTTCAAATTCATTTCGAATATCTTCTACACGGTCTGACCAAAGTAAATAGGTATCTGGATTTTGTAATTTTGATTCCAATGCAATTAAATTTTTAATATGTTTAGGACGTTTATAGTTAGGACTTAAAACAAAGATATAGCTAGTTCCGTGTATAGGAGTTTTTATTACATCAACTAAATTCCAATTAGCTCTTTTCGCTAATGCCCGCATTGATTCTACATTATAAAAACTTATGTGTTCATGATATATAGTATCAAACTCACCATTTAAAACCATGTCAGCTTGACTTGTTTGTACGAATAATAATCCTTTCTTTTTCATCAAAGGTTCTAGCAAAGTTAAAAATGTATGTGGATCAGGATTGTGTGCAAAGGCGTTTTGACAAACCACAATATCAAATTTATCATGTTTTAATTTTTTTATACTTTTTTCATTCCAGAATCCGCAGACTACTTGATGTTTTTTTCCTGTGCTTATATCGAACAAATTCTCAGCTGGATCCACTCCGTAGGTAGTAAATCCAATAGCTCTAAATGCATCCAATTGACTTCCGTCATTGCAACCAATATCTAAAACTGTACCATAATAGCAATCTGTATACTCTCTACACCAACGTGCGAACCAATCCATATAATCTAAATAAGTTTGACTAGTTCCGCTTACATACGAGTAATTGCGATAAATTATTTCTGGATCAACTATATGCGTTAATTGTAAATGATTACAATCTTGGCAGCGATTTACCGCTAGTGGATAAAATTCTTCTTTGTCTTTTTTTAGATCTTTAATATAGTTATTTGCTAAAGGTTGTTTGCCTAGATCCAAAGTAAGTTTTAAATTACTGCTATCACAAGCAATACATTTATCAAGTTTAACACAATTTTTCATTTTAATCCTTTGTAAACACTTTCGGCAGTATCAACTTGACTACGTTTCTTAATAAGTTCTAGAACTTCAAGATCGTTTTTTTGATCTTCTCTTGGTACAAACAATGCTTTCCCTCGTTTACTAACATTAGATTCAGGTTCTGTTATGTAATAAACTGCTAAACTTTGTCGCATAACTGTTGATGGACATTTAAGATCATTAGGAAGTCCATGCCAAGAATTTTGTGTAGTATCAAAAAAGATAGCGCGATTGAATTTATTTTCTACAGTTTTAATTAAAGCATCAGCTGTTTCAGTTACATGGTTATGGCTCCATAATTCTAAACCACCGCCCCACTCAGGTTGCCAATCAGGAGTTAGATATATTATAAGATTGTAGTGTCTTTGTAATTTTAACTTAGGATGAATACTGTAGTCAAGATGTATATTTAACTTTCCGCTAGTTGTATGTACATGTTGTCCTCCTCCATGTAATCCTACATCGGCTTCTATTTCAGTATTGCCAGTTAAGTCTATAATCAAATTTATAAATTTATTGCTGCATAGATAGTGAAATACAGCATATGTTGTTGTTGAAAACTTATCCCAATGATTACATGCTTTTTTATTTTCTATAGAATTATTCCAGTAAGCGTTCCAATCTGGACTATCATAATTAGGAAATTCTAATGCTAATTGTTCAGCGATTTCAGGCAAGAAAAAATCATCAATGATAATATGATTAAAAGGTTTTGCACTTAAAAAACTTTTCTGCAATTCTTTCCAATTTCTTTGTGTTATAAAATCATTCATGAACAAATTAATTCCTAATAGCTACTCCAGTAGGTGCTATTGTACCTTCAACACCTAATTCTGGAACTTGTACCAAGTGATTTTTGTTTAAAAATTTATAAAGAACATGTTCAATATCAACATAACCATTGTTACTAACACGTTCGTTAAAATAATTGTAACTATCTGTATAAACAC